GGTGTCGATTCTGGTAATCGGTCTGCTACTGTTACTGCTAAGTTCGAAGGAAGTTATTCAACTATTGATGTTTCTTCCGTTCGTGCTGCATTTGCTTTGGATAAACTTCTTTCTGTTACTATGCGAGCAGGTAAAACCTATGCCGAGCAAATGGAGGCTCACTTCGGTGTTAAAACCTCTGAAGGTCGTGATGGGCAGGTGTATTATCTTGGTGGCTTCGATAGTAATTTCGAGACAGGTGATGTTACACAGACAGGTGGTACGACCGATGAAGGTTCTTCAGATGCTGGTTATCTTGGTAGAGTTGTCGGTAAGTCTATTGGTGTAGGTAAAGGCCGTGTTTCGTTCGACGCTAAAGAACATGGTGTGTTGATGTGTATTTATTCGGCTGTTCCTGCGATGCAGTATGATGCTAGTCGTGTCGATCCTTTCGTACATAAGGTTACTCGTGGTGACTTCTTTATTCCTGAGTTTGAAGACTTAGGTATGCAGCCCTTGATGAATTATAATGTCATCGATCATCAGCGTGATCCTTCTGGTAATGGAATTGATGAGGTTAACGCTCGTGGTGATAGGCCTTTTGGTTGGCAGTTGCGTTACTCTGAATACAAAACTGCTATTGATCTTAACCACGGACAATTTGGCTATGATGGTGCTTTGTCTTTTTGGACTATTGCTCGTATGCGTGCACCTTTAGATGGTTTTTACTCTGGTTCTTTTTCTCTTAATGAATTGAAGATATCGCCTCGTGTTGTTGATAGTGTTTTTGCTGTTAATTATAATGGTAAACAGGTAACTGACCAATTGTTTGGTGGCTGTTATTTCGGCATTACAAAAATAAGTGATATGTCTGTTGATGGTCTTCCTCGTGTTTGAATGTAATAAATAAAATGTTATGGACAAGTTTAAAGTAATGTTCGGTTATATGTGTGATGCGGATATTGCCGATCTTAAAAAGAGTGCTGGTCGCCCTTCTCTTCCCGAATTAAATTCCGAAATTAAGGAAATAATCGATGTAATTGCCCCTGTCGATGCAGTGACGGGTAATATTGAAAACCCTGTTACTAAGTTGTTGAGTGGTTCTGTTTCTGTTCTTGAAAAAGAACGTATTTTAGCTTATATGCAGAAAATTCCTTCTACAGGTAGAAATGATGTGTCTGACGAAGATCTCGCTGCTATCATGCCTTCTAGGTATCATTCTACTTTGACCGATATGGACTTTGTAGGTATGAAAATCGGCGAATTCATCGATGGCGTTAACGCTGCCCAACCTGTAGATAATTCTTCTGATGTTAGTCCAGCCGAATAGTGTTAGTTCAATATATTGTTTAATTAAATTCGTATTAAGTATGAAATGGTTCATTAAAATTTTGAAGGTGTTGGAAATTGCTCTCCCTTTTCTGAAGTCGCTTGTAGAAAGCCTTTCTAAGGATAAGGACAAGAAGCAAGATAACGCTTAGTGTTAGTTCTAGATGCTTTTAACTGGCCTGCCTGTCGTTTGCAGGTGGGCCTTAATTCTGTTTATTATGTATCCTTATGATTTGTCCGAGTGGATAGCTACTTATCCAACTCAATTAAGTATAATTCCCGCCCTTATTGGTGCTGGTGCTGCTATTGTAGGTGGTGCAATGAAGTTATTTGGAGGCTCTTCCAAACAGAAGCGTGACCAAGCTTTTCAGCGTGAAATGTGGCAAAAGCAAGTCGAGCAACAAGACAAGGTTAATGCTCAACAAATGGCTTATCAAGATAAGGTTAATGCTGAAAATCGTGCATGGTCTAATGAGGCTGCCGTTCGTGAACGTTTAGAAGCTGCAGGTTATAACCCCTATCTTTACAATGGTCAAGCAGCTGCAAGTAGTGCTAATATAGCAAGTAGTACCAATCTTGGTAATTCGGTAACTGCGCCTGCTAATAATACTAGTGAGAATCTTTTGGAAGGTCCTGCTGATGCGTTAAGTCAGGTCGGTAATTACATGGCTCAAGGTCTTGCTTATGAAAAGGCCGATTATGATTTTGGTAATCAGAAAGCAGCTGACCAAATTACGAATGCTGCAACAGGTGCTAAGGCTGGCGCACAAGCGCAAGAAACGCTTAACCGTCTTGAACAAAGTAAACAGGCTGCTCGTGTTGACGCTGCTACGGCTTTTGCAACTGAAATTCAAAATGCTATGTCGCAATTACAAGCCTACGATACTAATGGTGTACCCATGGTTGACGAGAGTTCTGGCCGTCCTGTTACTTTAGCCGAACAACGTGCGCGTGGTGAGAATGTTCAGTTATTTAAGACTATCGATAAGCTTACACAAGATATTATTAACGGCAAGGTTATGGAGAAAAATCTCAATATTGAGTATCTTACCAAGAAATATAATCTTGAAAACCTTATGCCCGAACAATTGCAGATATTGCAGCAGCAATTAGTAAATCTTCGTGCCGAGTATGAAAAGATAAATGCTGAAACTCGTGTGCTTGGTAGTCAATTCGACTTAAATAAGTCTGCAACAAGGTTGAATAATCAGAATGTTCAGACACAACAACGTTATGCTGAGTTGCTTGGTCAACAAACATTAACAGAAGCACAGAAAACTAAGTTGTCTGAGTTTGAGTATTATTTTGGTGGCGTTGATCGTTTAGCTGCTATTATGCAGAGGCAACGTCCTCAAAATCTGCAACAATTCTTGTTACAAAAAGGTGATTATATTTGGAGCCGAATTGCTAAAACATTAGGTTTTGAATACAATTCTGATGCTGAATTTGTTGAAAAATTGAAACATTATTCAGATGATGCTATTGCAGAAGCTTTAGATGCTTATCTTCAAAGGCGTTAGTTTTGTAAAAGTGTTTGCAAAAACATCATTCCAAACATTATAATTCCTAATGCTATAGGTGATAATGCTATACAGATGAGTATAATGCGTATTGTCTTGAACAATTTCGCTTTCTCTTTGTAGTAAATTTCGTTATATTCCATATTGTTAATATTTTGATTGTGATGCAAATATAATTTTTTCATTTCAAATTTGTTTGATTTTAGTCTATTTTAACGCTGCGTAGTGATACGTGGCGTTATTTGTTGGTCTTCGTTTGTGGAACGTTCTACATTTTTGCTGTATCTGTATGTTTGTATTTTTGTTGTTGTAATTTTCTGATTTGTTTATGAGTTCTCCTTATTCGCTCTTTATCTATTGTTTGTTGCGAGCATCCAAGCGAACAATGAAGCATTGGGTAGGGCCCCAATGCGTAATGTTGTGAGCACAAAGGGGGTATAGGGGGCTTTGCCCCCATACCGACTAGGACCTCTTATTACGGAGCGTAGCGAAGTCCGTGCGCAGATGCCTAAGCGTAATGAGTGCGCGAGGTACGAGCGTACGAATGAAGTGCAGGCAAAGCGGTGTCGAGCGAGCGAGGCACGAGCGAACGAGCTAGCGCGCGCACTAGCAGGAGTGAAACGGATGCGCCCCTTAAACATTATGAATAGCGAGCATCCTCGAGCAATTAGTAACGAAAGCTGCAAGGCATATCTTTGCAGAAGCCCCCGCCTTCTGCCATCTCCTTGTTTACTATTGGAAAAACTGACAACACATTGCAGTTTTTCAGTAGTGGCATACTATATTATTAGCGTGCGCGTGCGACCTTTACGCGCGTGCGCGTAATAATAAAGAGCCCTCAACACAGAGTATTTATTAATAATGTCTTGTGTTTCTTATTGTTATTGTTTTATTGTTATGTTTTACTTATTGTTGTTTTTGGGTTATTTTGTATTTTTGTTAAAAAGGTGGGTGGGATTGATAATGTGTGTTAAATAATTTAGATAAATTTCATTTACATAATTGGCATTATGTTTGAATTGTTTATCTTTGCATCATTCTACAATAATAATCATAATAATATGGCTAAATTCAATTATCTATTGTTCCGCGAATACTTAGAGGATTTGCTTAAAGCAGACTTCGAATATATAAGTGTGTATGATACGCCTTCTTATATCTGCCTTATGTATTCTTTTGAAAATTGTGATATATTTGACAAGATTGAGGCTTGTGTCCGTGCTTTGGTTGTGTTTGGCGTTATTAAAGTTGTTGATGAGTATGATGATATTATTTTTAAACTTCGTATCTTGAAATTCGTTCGTGCTAATGGATGCTGATAAGCTTAAAATATTTGGTGGATGTATGTCCCCTATTCTCACTCGTAATAAGTGGACTGGTGAAGATATGTTTGTTCCTTGCGGTAAATGTGTAGCATGTGTCAATGCTGCTGCTTCCAAACAATCTAGCCGTGTCCGTGAGGAAATTCTTAAACATAAGTATTCCGTTATGTTCACGTTGACCTATGATAATGAGAGTGTCCCTCGCTGGGAATTGTTCCAAGATGATAATGATTGCCCCCAACTTCGTCCTATTGGTCGCGTTGAGCAAATGTACAATTCATGTCCTCTGAACTATTACGATGACGTAAAAGGTAAATGGAACATTGACTTTGAAACCTTTTTGCCTCCTGTTCAGAATGAGGATAAGTCAAATACCTATGCTGTATGCTGTAAAAAAGACATTCAAAACTTCCTTAAGCGTGTTCGCGCTAGAATTAACAAATTAAATATAGAAAGAAATGAAAAATCAATCCGTTATTACATTGCTTCCGAGTACGGCCCCCAAACGTATCGTCCGCATTATCACGGCATCCTATTCTTCGATAGCTCGGTTATCCTCCGAGAAATTACGTCTATTGTCGTTCAATCGTGGGGTTACCACGAGAGAATTGCAGGACAGCGCAATAGTTTTCGTTTTCGGCCATTTGCGAATATATCACTTACCCAAGACTATATCAAAGTATGTGATGCCAACACAGCCTACTATGTTGCGGAATATGTTAGTGGCAATCTTGATTTACCTCAAGTTCTGGGATATAAGTCTTCGCGTCCGTTCCACCTTCAGTCTAAAAGCCCAGTTATCGGTTGTTTCAAAGCTGAACGAGATCAAATACTCGAAAATGTCCATCGAGGAACTTACCGAGTTGGTAAAGAAATCTTTAACGAGCGATTGGGACAATTTGAACACTACGATGTTCCACTTAACACAGATTTGTGCAATTCCATCTTCCGCAAGTGTAAAGGCTATAGTGACATGGCTTTTGATGCAAAATTACAATTGTATTCGTTCTATGGCCGATACTACGACGATTGGAAACAAGATCTAGAATTGAGTATTGTTTACTTCTCTAATTCTTGGCAAAATCTAAATGATTATGAAATATCGGAGACGGATTACCTGCGAAAGTTTCCGAATATGAAATACCGCAATTGGCTTGCTTACTATCATTCTGATGAGTACCATTCTATGGAAATGGATACCGACCAAAATTGGTATTGTTCTCGTCATGCTTGGCGCATTACTAAATTGCTTGACTTTAACAAGTACTATCGTTATTCACATCCCATATACGCCTATGTCTCAATGTTGGATAGGTATGATGTCTTACGAAAGTCTGACCAATTAATACAATTCTATAAGTTGTTTAATGATATAGTTGAAAAGACTGATTTCCAAAAGGCTATGATTGGTGCCTATCCTTTCATGTCGGAACACATGCCTTTGTATCTTCATGAAAGTGATTATAAGGTTGATATGTCTGATCCTTATGTACGATCTTTCTTTGATGAGGTAGCTTGGTTTGGTGACTTCTATACTTATGGTAGGCTTGATTATGATAAGGTGCTTGAAAATAGTTTGTTTTGCTCTGATTATTTCGATACTTATTCTAAGCAACAAAAACAACGTCTTGATAAGCGTAATAAGAGTAAGAAGCTTAATAATACTATTGTGTTTGGTTCTAGAAAAATTGATTAATATGAAAAGTGATGATTTGTTTGTTTTGTGCGTGTTGGCTCTTATGCTTGCATTCACTAGTTTAATAATTTATTTATTCAGTGCTTAATTATGAAAAAACTTGAAATTCGGCCTAGTCGAGCCAATCGACCTCGGAATGCTTTCGACTTGTCTCAAAGGCACATGTTTACCGCTCCTGTTGGTGCCTTATTGCCTGTCATGTCTATTGATCTCATTCCGCATGATCATGTTGAAATTGATGCTAAAGATTTCATGCGTACTTTACCCATGAATTCCGCTGCATTCATGTCACTTCGTGGCGTTTATGAGTTCTTTTTTGTGCCTTATTCTCAGCTTTGGCATCCCTTTGACCAATTTATTGCAGGTACCAATGACTATCGCACAAATCTTTATACTTATAAAAAAGCTCCTTCTGCCATTCCTTCTGTTAAGCGTTTAGATCTTTTCAAAGATATATTGAAAGATACTACAGAGGATTTTATGGGCTTTAAAAACCAAGACAATGCGATACGTTTGCTTGATCTTCTAGGTTATGGCTATCCTGTCAAGGCTTCTAAAAAGAAGGGTTATGAGTTCAATGTGTTTTCTGGTTCTGTTACGCCTTTCCGTGCTGCTGCCTATCAGAAAATTTATTCTGATTATTATCGGAATACTACTTATGAACCTTATGATGTCGATACGTTTAATTTTGACGATACTCTTGAAGGTTCTTTGAAAATTTCTGATTTTAAGAAGATGCTTCAGCTTCGTTATCGAAATCTTCCTCTTGATTATTTGACTAATCTTCGCCCTACTCCTTTGGTTTCTATGCCAGATGGGATTTCAAGTGCTCTTGCTCTTTCTAATAGTCGTGATGGTAATTCTTTCGGTGTCGATTCTGGTAATCGGTCTGCTACTGTTACTGCTAAGTTCGAAGGAAGTTATTCAACTATTGATGTTTCTTCCGTTCGTGCTGCATTTGCTTTG